CTAAAAGCTCCCTGCCCGGTGTGGTACGCACTTTGTATCACGCCCGCGTTGGGAGGCATTGTAGTGGGGCTGGCTATCTACCCATGGGTAGTTGGCCCCCTACAGTGTTCTCCCTTCATCACCCCAAAGGGTGAGGAGTTGCGTTACTTAGTTCAGTGACCAGCGGAGACTTAATTGCTCCGACTGCCGCTGCACGCCTAAACACCCCGATATTGAGATAAGTTCTCAATTTTCGGTCGGGCTAGGGATTGATTTAGATCTCCCTTACTCGATTAGGTGCATGGCGCTTCCGTCTTGAAAACACGGAAGGGTATGCAGATGCCCGTACCTGGCTTGAGACACCAGGAGGACACGCGGGTTAGTCACCGAACTCGGTGCGCGGCTCCTCACTCCTGAGGAGTGAGCGCTTTGTTCCAGAAACCATCCACATGTAGTAAGGGCTATCACTTATGGCGGCAGAAACCAGAAATGGTTCTTCACTCGCGTACAGTAAATCGTACCGGTGGAGAAACACTCCCGCCTCTGCCTGGAGTACCAAAACGTATTCTTTAACGAATTCGTTTGGAATGTCCACGATCAATCATGGTCCTGGACCGTACTCCGGAAAAAGTGACCAAGGAGGCCCGTTCTTACTGAACAAGTCTTCTTGGAAGGTTGCTCCGGCGAGATTGGTGAGTAGCATTTTTGACGGCGAGGTAATTGCCGGCAAGCCTGCTACATACACCTTCTCATCGAAACCCATCCCAGCAAACACCACCCAAATGAACACATTTGGTACTGGTGCTATTGCTAAGGTGGGCCCAACCAACCCTGCCTTTCAAGGTGCCACCTTTATAGGTGAGCTCCGCGAAGGCGTGCCTCGAGCGGTCGGTACCTCTCTCTTTCGAGAGAGAGCCCGGGTTCTCCGCAATGCGGGGAACGAGTATCTGAACGTAGAGTTCGGATGGCTACCGTTCAAATCTGATCTTGAGCATCTTTGCCATGCTGTCAAGGATTCACACAGAATCCTGAAACAGTATGTCAAAGATAGCGACAACAAGATCAGGAGGCGCTACTACGAACCAGTGACAGAAGTCAATCGCAGTACCAGTTTCACAAATGGTATTGCATTGCCGGCGGATGCCGGAATCTTCTGTAAGGGGACCGTTGACGAGTACACACTTCGTAAGAAGTGGTTCTCGGGAGCCTTCCGCTATCACATTCCCGCAGGGAATAGTGTTCGCGAGAGGTTCATACGGTATGAGTCCGAGGCGAATCGTCTCCTCGGCACCAGGGTCACACCAGAAGTGGTGTGGAACCTGGCCCCCTGGTCGTGGGCCGCCGATTGGTTCGCAGATACAGGAGATGTTGTTCATAACATCTCTGTTCTGGGACACGACGGCTTGGTGATGCAATATGGCTATGCGATGGAAACTACATTGCATAGATACGACATCATGAATGTCGTAGGGGCTACTTCCTGTTATACGTCTTTTGAAGAAAAGACGCTTTTCAGGATCCCCGCATCACCTTATGGTTTCGGACTGACATGGAGTGGGTTTACACCCACTCGCTTGGCAGTCCTGGCAGCTCTTGGTATTTCCAGGAGTTAGGCTCTAACAATCCGGTTAGGGTCTGTCGGAGCAGCCAACTCCCGCAACACGCACAGAGGTGCCATGTCATTCGCAGATCCGCAATCAATCACGATCAACGCCGTACCGTACACGCTTCCGCGTGTTTCGACCGGCGACTTGTCTAGTAAGTACCAGACAAGCGACGGGCTCGTGGCGATGCCAATTTCCCATACCATGGGGAAGAGGTACCGACACCAGCTGCGGGTTGATCACAAGAAGATCGCCGCCGATCCGCTTACCGCGGAGAACGCCTATTTCTCGATGAGTGCTTATCTCGTCGTGGATAGGCCTCTCGTCGGTTACACGGTGACGGAGGCGAAGCAGGTGATCGACGGTCTTACCGCCTATCTCACTGCGTCTTCTGGCGCGAAGGTTACCCAGCTTCTGGGCTTCGAGAGCTAATCCATAGCTCACGGGGGATCAGAGGGGGTTCGAGAGAACCCCTTCTGGTCTTTCCTTCGCAGATTGCGTCTGCGCGAGACCTGGCTGAGGATACTACACCCCTAGGAAAGGGGGGAGTATGAAAAGCCTGATCCCGCTGTGGCGTGAACTCTCCGAGGAATTCGGAGAGTGGTGTGGTACCAGCACCCTCAACGACTACAAATACGTCGTTGAGCGATTCAAACACGAAAGTGATAGTTTCTTAACTATCACCCTGCCGTCCTTCGGAAAAGACTTCGAAAAAAGTCTAGAACGAGGGAAGGTAGAGCACGCCCTATTCCAAGGTTTCACTTGGAAGGGAGGTCTCCCCCAATTTCTTGGAGGTTTCCTTGCTCATGTGTTTGAACGAGGTACTGGTCGCTTGCTCGATGAACCCGACATGGATTCCATCTTCGCGGTTCGTCAGCTCACGCTGATGTTCTCGAAGATGCTCTTGCAAACCTCCGAAAGGAGGACAAGAGCCGCCATGAAGGGTTTTATCGATGTCGAACGAGAAGTCCGTCGAGCAGACAGAAATACTTCCGCCGAATCTCTTGAAGATTTTCGTCGGATGTCTGCTCTTCTTTTCAGTGATATATTTACCGAGATGGACGATGATGTCTATCATGGTAATATCACTGGGAAACACGGTCCTGGCAAGACTGCCGAACGTATTCTGGGAAACCAGAAATTTGTTCAGCGGTCGTGGCCTACCAGGTTGGAGAGCATTTTTCCAATTTTGGATCATGCTCTGCCTAATCCTGGGGCTTTCCGCCTTCTGGATCGTGTGGACTTCCCTGAGCCTGGAGCCGAAACACCCGTCAGGGTAGTTTCGGTTCCTAAGACGCTCAAATCACCTCGAATTATCGCCATTGAACCAGTTGCGATGCAGTACATGCAACAAGGTTTGATGGAGAAATTCGTGAAGTACCTTGAACGCAAATTCTCCTTCCGCGAGGAAAGAGAAAACATCGTTCACGGTATGATCGGGTTCACTAGTCAGATCCCTAACCAGGAGATGGCTAGAGTTGGTTCTCTTACTGGAGAACTTGCCACACTGGATCTCAGTGAGGCGTCCGATCGTGTTTCGAATCAGCATGTACGGGTCATGTTGCATAACTGGCCTCATCTTCATGAGGCGGTTGATGCTACGAGATCCCGGAAGGCTGATGTACGCGGTCATGGCGTTGTACGCCTGGCCAAGTACGCGTCGATGGGCTCCGGACTGTGCTTCCCAATGGAGGCTATGGTGTTTCTCACCGTAGTCTTCTTGGGACTCCAAGCACAGGACAAGCGCCAGTTTACCCGCAAAGATGTACAATCCTTTGCGGGCAGGGTGCGCGTCTATGGTGACGATATTATCGTCCCCGTAGATTACGTACGATCCGTTATCGGTCACCTCGAAAGTTTTGGCTTTAAGGTGAATGCCGACAAGAGTTTCTGGAATGGGAAATTCCGGGAATCTTGCGGTAAGGAGTACTACGACGGTCACGACGTTTCCGTTGTGAAGTGTCGGAGATTGCTCCCTACCGAACGGAGGCACGCAGCAGAGATCATGTCGTTGATTTCCTTGAGAAACCAGTTGTATTTCGCTGGTCTCTGGAGAACAACGAAATGGTTGGATGAGCGGATTGAGGGAATGCGAAAAATCATTCCTGTATTTCCCACCGTCCATCCTGGATCTCCCGCGCTGGGTCGTCACACCGTACTCGACTACCAAATCGATTACGCTAGTGACAACTACCATGTGCCCCTGGTTAGGGCAATGGTGGCCAGTTCTCGACTTCCAGAAGACATTCTGGATGGAGAGTACGCCCTCGTGAAGTGGTTTACTAAACGCGGGGAAAAGCCAATCCCCGACGTAGACCACCTGTTGCGAG